TAAGTCACCTGTTGTAAGAACACCATCCATAAAGGTTGCAGTTTCACCTGTAGCTGCTGCGTCATAAACAAGTTCAGCAGAACCTTCACCTTCGATAAGTCCACCAACAAATTTTTTAAATGTGTCACCTTGGACAGTAGTTTCTTGAGTATCTTTTGTGATATTCATAGTCCATGATCTAGTGCCTAAGACAGGGTTTACAGATGAACCACCGTCATCAAATTTAACCTGCCCAACATCACCTTTTACAGCAGCCATAACAATAAAAAAGAAGATTTATAAATATATTAACTCTTTTCTGGTTTTTTTACATCTTTTTTGTTTGCTTGTTGTTTTTCCATATATCTTTTACAGGAATTATCCCAATAATTTGCCTCCCTTCTACCTTTTACAGCTTCAATAGCGTCAAGCATTTCTTCCGTAATTTCAAGATTTGCCATAATTAGAGATCCTCAAATACTTCAAATGTTATCCTAATTTGTGTTTGAAATTTACCTTCTGGACTAGATGTTAATATTTCAGGGCCAATAGG